TCTTCTTCTTCTTCCTCTTCTGAATATTCTTCATCTTCGTCTGTATCGTCAACAACAAACCCTTTTAAGTTTCCATTTTCATCTTCATCCGGGTCAGTTTCGTATTCGGAGTCTTCCTCGTCATTATCTGTACAAAAATCTTCATCATCCGATTGTAATAAATCCACATCTGAATCGTATTCGTCGTCCCTAAAATCGTCTTCAACTTCTTCAAATAATTCTAATCGTTCTGGCGCTTTAGAAATTCTCCCGGATCTTGTTCTTGTTCTTGCGACCATAGTATAATTATTATACAGACATTTCCTTTAACTATTTTACTCACTTTCACGCTGTTCTATAACGTCATACAAATACTCAAATAACGTTCTTAAATCGCTAATAATAGTATCTATATTCTCTAATTCGTCCGTATCACCTGACATAGAACTGAGCGATATTTCGTTTAAATTTTCTAGTGCCCTGTTTAAATATCTCCTCGATAATTCGGTAGTTGTCCTGTATTCGAGTGCTAATTTGATATTTTCAACGAATTCGCTATGTATATCTTTATTTAACCCTGAATATTTATAAGATTGTCTTACGAGTTTATTTATTTCTGATACGATATTGTTATCGGTATCTTTTACAATTAAAGAGGATGCAAAGTATATTACAATAGCTAGAACTACTATAGCTATCATTACGTATCTATAATTTAGATACTATTTTTTCCGGGAGAAAATGTTCGCGGGTGGTACATTTACAAACTTGTTGAATTTTATTTTTTGTTATTTTAAAATCTGTATTGTGAGTGTTACATTCACTACACGTATACGTTGTGTGTACTAAATACTCTTTAGATTTAGATTTAGGTTTAGTTTTAGGTTTACTTAATTCTATACTTTTTACATTAAATGTAACGTCATTTTTTACCACATGTTTATTTATAAACTCTAGGAGTATAGTATTTATGCTACTATCTATATGAGTGTTTTCGTTATCACTTTTATTTTTGAAAAAAGATTTATTAGGTGATACATACTTTTTAACTGTACCATCTTTGTATAAAATATCTACAATTTTAGGCGGTAATTGATGTCTTTTACCTGTAAAATCTTTACAAAACCCATAATGTCTCATTATGTCAGTAGTCGAAAAACACTTTTGTGCTATTGTTTCTCCCAATATATGGAACCATACGTGATTAGAATTATGGTTACATTTTTTATTTTCACAATAGAAAGAATTTGTTGAAACTAGAAACTGATTATTACATTCAAACATTTTCGTGATACGCGAAGTTGTTTGCCCTTCGAGGTGTTTGTTTATAAAGTTTTGTAAAAGACACATAACTTCCTGGTCTTTGAATTCGTTTTTTATATCCATTTGTGTAAAAGATTCTTCATTTGTTTGAAAGACCGTTTTTCCTTCTATAATATTTGGTTCTGTATTTTGGCTACGTATAGTTGCCATGTGCAAAAGTTTAACATCTGGGTGTGGTAATATAGTTTCGAGTAAAGTGAAAGGACCTTTACCACCTTTATAAATGAAATACGGTAAGTATTCACCTTGAACAACTTTTCCTGTGTTATTACATTCTTTACACCCTTTACCAGAACACTTTTCATGTTTAGCACGTTTATGTGAAAAAGGCATACGAAAACCACTTCCTTTTGTTTTTCTATCGGAACTACCATATACGGCCGAATCAACAACGTCTTCCCATTTTACTGAACCGTATACTAAATTTAGAGTATCTATGACGTGTTCTCGTATAGCTATTGCTGAAGATCTATTTACTATAAAACCTTCCCAGTTTATATGAATACCTGTTTTAATTAAATTATGCGAAGCTTGTTTTGGTTCTGCTATAGATATTAAGGCATTTCCTGCACCTTTAAACTTGCTAACTTTATCACAAATAATTTTACATATACTTTCTATCTGATTAACGGTTAATTCAGTTTCATCTTTATAATCGAGATCTATAAAAAAGTTATAATTTTCCGTTTTTTGCTCGACAACAAAAATCTTTTCACCTAAATTATATACTTCTACACATTTTTCGTAAAAATCATTCAATCTATCAAATGGCACGGATAGGACACCACCGTCCATGAGCACATGTGATACATTGGAGTTGTTTAAGAACCCCTGTTCTCTACACCAGTGTTTAAACATGGTATATACTTATAAGGTATTGGTTTTATTTTTTTATATTCATTCACTATCGTAGTGATGACGCCAAAGTGTTTTTCTAAACGAGATTTCTGGATACTGTTCCTGTTCTGATAAAGATTTTTTCAAAACGAGTAGTTCATAAACTTTATCGTCTTTATGTAATTCTGCGTACCTTTCTGCTTTATCCTGTGTGTACCCGTGTCTTTCGACGAGTAATTCCTGTATTTGAGATAGTATATAAGCCTTGGACTTCATTATTTAATAGAGAAGGTTTTTCTATTAACAGAAGTTACACACGCGTAAAATTCTGGGTTATTGAGTACGTTTTTAACTATACGATCCCACTGTTTTTTCGTGTTAAACTCTGATAAGGTTTCAAAATTCATGAAATCATTTTCATCATGGGTTCTTTTAATGGGTAATTTTTGTATTTTTTTTAAATTTGTTTTTTGTTTTTCGTCGTTAAACTTCTTGACGAGTTCGTTTTGTTCTTGTTGTGTATAATTTACGAAAAATATGAACACGTTATATTCTAATTCCACATCTGGACTTTCTTTTACTACAAACTTGAAGTCTGTATATTCACCTTTCTTAAGATTTACGACTCCTCTCGTTTCTTCGTCTAACTCTCGTAAGGCACACCTAATAGGATTAGGTATTTCTTTTCTTCTACACCCTCCGGTAACGAAAATCCAATCTTTGAATCGTCGGTCTCGGACAGTCAGGAACTTTGGTTTATGACCCGTAAACATTACGGGAATAGCTATAGCCTTGTACTTTTTCATTGCGCGATTGCAAGTTATAATAGAGCGATATGATTATTCTGAAGATTCTTCTTCGCTATCTTGATTTTCTTCAAAATCTTCGTCGACTTGGGTTTCTTTTACAGTATCTTTTTTAACACATTGTTCAATTTTTTGGGCTGGTCCTGGGACTCTGACGGGTGTTATTTGGGACAAAAATGAAGATATTTTACCATTCATTCCCTTAACACTTTCCATTTCTTCCCTGGTCGTTTTAAGCTCTTTATACATATAAATAGATGCTGCGATACACATTATAATAGCAACAATTATTGCGGTTTCACGATCGAATGTAAACATTGTATATTAAAAGTAGTATTTATGTTTTTAAGTTCGTATAATCGCGCCCATGTGTACACCGTTTTCTTTTGGACACTCGTATCCCATTTGAGCAAATTGAATCTCCTGGTAATGGCCATCTTTACACTCCGCGTTTTGTACGGGTTGTTCGTGTTTAGAGTCGATGAGATGATTCAAAGTTCCGGATTTAGGATCGTATGTAATAATAAAAATGAAAGCTAGTAAAAAAACTAATTGCCAGAACATTTATAATAAGTGGCTAAATTAAATTAGTTCGAGTACATCAAACCACCCATACCGTTTTCGATACGGAGGATGTTGTAACCAACGGCATACATATTACCCGTGAAGGTGTTAGTATCTTGAACAAATCTCGCAGAGTCGAGTCTACTAAAGTTGAGCGTACCTGTTGGTTGGAGTTTGGACGTGTCAATACAGAATGGTTGTAAAAATTTATTATCTGCGTCGTTATCGACATTCGAGTTTGGACAGTGGAAATAAACTGGGGCTTGTGTAAAGTGTGGTTTGGCGACCTTAAAGTCAGAAACGTCCGTACCGTTAATTTGGAGTTTGATAGAACCAGCGGCGACGCAATTTAAAGCAGCTATTTTACCATCGGAATCCACCTGAGTACCAGCAATAAACTTAACTGGATGGTTCAACGGGAGTTCTTGAACCTTACTGTTGGATGCGACAATAGAAGTTGTTTGTGTGATGAGCATGTTTTGTGGTGTAGACGATAAAACTGTGCGTTCATCTGTATCGAGGTGGATGAACTGGGTGTATACTTCTGGGCTCGTAACTATAGTATCACCCCACGTAATTCTTAATTCAACATCGTGGTATTGGAGCGCGACCAATGGGATCGCAGATTGGGCGTTTTCGCAAAACGAAAACCTGAGTGGGTAAAACCCTCGGGATGGTGTTTCGGCAGAAGCAATAAGACCACCTGCTTTGGTACTACCTTGCGAAAGGGCCCATGGGGCGACGTATTGGGAGAATGCAGCATCTTGTGTGTCGATGACTTGACCACCGATCAAAAGTTCAACTTTTGAAATGGATTTCCACCAAGCTCCAGATGCTGTAGAAGTACCAGCCCTTGGTGAAATGTAGACGTAGCCGAGCATATCACCTTTACGCTCGAACCTGATGGTAGACATACCTTTAGCGACTGGGTTGCCCTGGATAGTTTGTCTTTCGACAGTTTGGGCAAAGTTTGTGTGACGTTTATAGTTAGATCTAAAAAAGGAAACTTCGGGTTGACCGACGAGGTGCGCATCTTGGGCACCGATTGCAACGAGTTGGGCTATACCTCCAGACATATTTTATATTATACTAAGGTTTTATTTTTTTATATATCATCCGTGAAATTTGTATGATGTTTTTTAAGTTCAGTGTATAAATGGGATATCATACTCGTGTTTGATGATTCTAAATCAGTAACATCTGCAGTGACGAGATGAGAGTTTATCGAAGTTTTCCCCTGTGTTTTTGCATCTTTACTGATATGGTAATCGAAATAAGATGTTAATATATATGTGTTTGAGTTCGAGTCTGAAGGATAGTTATCCACATGAATATTGACTTTTCCATTACTATTTTTTCGTAACCCAACGTAATATTCGGATAAGACTATACCGTTATTTAAACTTTCAGATTCTGTAATTATTATACCCATTATTATATACTTTATAAATTATAATTATAATTATTTAAACTTTTAGACGAATTGACTTAATTTATTTTCAAGTGCTTTTATTTTAGAGTTAAGTTCTTTTATAGCTTCTACAAATATACCTGCAATGTTCCCATACGCTATACCATACCCTGATTTTTCTGAACCAGATACAGCTTCTGGTAACACTTCGAGTAATTCCTGAGCAACTAAACCTGTGTATGCTATACCATCTTTTTCATACGTGTACCCATTTATTTTTTCTATTTTAGAAACTGGGTCTTCTATAGTTTTAAGATTTTTCTTATCTCTCGCATCGGAATATGCAGTAACATTTCCAGATGCGTATATATCACCCACAACATGGAATTTATGAGCTGGACTCGTTGTCCCTATACCCACGTTCCCCGTATCATATTTTATTACCATTTTAGAGTCTGTTAGATCTGCATTTGCATCATTGGCAGTTGAATTTTCCAAACAAAAGTGTAAATCGGACCGACTATAACTACCAGCACCATCGGCTATTATAGCTGCTTTAAAACCAGAAGATGAGCTTGTACTATTTGGTGTACCTAGAAGTAGTCTCGCGTTATTGTGTTCGCTTTTGTTTGTTACGACTAAATCTGCGTAACTACTATCGCTTGAAGTTGAACCACTAACAACGGTCATTCTGTGTCCCGAACCTATATCAGTATCATCGCCTACTGTTACTTCACCACCTGAATCAACATGTAATCTTATTGTACCAGATGTTTGTAATTCCCATGTATCGTTACCTGGAAACCCAAACTTTGTATTTGTATCACTTGTGTGTGTAATATAATCAGCAATGTCACCACTAAAACTACCACCACTTACCGTTGTCCATGACATCGCACCCCCACCACTCGATGTAAGTACTTGTCCACTCGAACCCGAAGAACCATTTGCACGTAAACCACCTGTTATGTTCGCATGACCTATAACGTGTAATGGGTAA